AGCCGTCGAGCAGCTTGCCGCAGGCGCCACACGCCAGGCGGTGCATGTGCCCGTCCTGGCCGTGGATGCGGCACCAGTCGCGCTTCACGCCGCCGCCCCGTCGTTGGCGCCGCCGACGATGGCGCCGTCCTTGTCGCGTCGGCCCAGCTTCCAGAACACGTAGGTGATGCCGTCGAGTTCGCGAGCCGTCCAGGCCTCGCCGTGGTCGCACGGGATCGAGCCGTTCGGGCACTTGCCGCGCTGGTGCTTGCGGCCCACGGCCGTCAGTTCCTCGCCCACGATCATGCGCAGGCGCTCGCGGCGGGCCTGCGGCTCCATCTTCGCCAGGCGCGAGCCGCGATAGCTGGTCGGCGTCATGGCCGAATCCCCAGCAGCGCCACGGCCCACGTCGCACTCGCCAGGATGGCGTAGCGGCGTAGCTCGGCCAGGTCGTCCTGGCGCATCAGCGACTTCGAGAGGCGCGTCATCGCCACGTTCACGTCGGGCTTGCCGCAGTCGTCGCAGTACAGCGCCCCAGTCTTCTGGTCGTAGACGCCCTCGGAAGCGCACTCGATACCCTGGCACATATTGTCGTTCATCGCTCGGCCCTCCAGCGGCCGTCACGAGGAATATACGCGCCAAGCTATCCTGTTGTCAACATATTCGGTTACTACTTCTTGGGCTTGGCCCTGCCGCCGCCCTTCTTGAACGGGGCCGCCTTCTTGCCGCCGAAGGCGGGCTTCTTCTTGGCCATCAGCGCTTGCCCTTGTTGCCCTTGAGGCGCTTGTCGGCCTTGGTGCCCTTGCTTGGCTTGCCGCCCACGGGTCAGACCTCCTTCAGAGTGTGCCGACGATCATCACGGCGTTCCAGCCGCCCCAGGCGTCCCACTCGGCAGCGTCGAGCACCTGGCCCACGCCCTTCCACGACGGGGCGGGGTTCGCGAGGTTGAAGTTCGAGCCATCGGTGCCGCGCAGGCCTGACCAGTGATACCAGCGCGCACCGCCGATCTGGCCGATGGCGCGCTCGCTGACGTAGGCCAGCGTCCACCAGTCGGGCCACGCCAGGCGCTCGCAGGCGTAGCCGTACTCGTTGTAGGTGCGTTCGAGGTCGATGCCCGACGCGTAGGCCAGGCCGTAGTCGGGCGTGACCGCGCTGTAGCCCGCCACGTCGCGCAGCGCCTGCACCGCCGCCCACTCGTCCCACTTGCCGCCGTCAGGCGCCTCCTGGCCCAGCGCGTTGAACACCCAGGCCATGCTCGCGCACGAGCATGTCCACGAGGCGGTCTGGATGACGGCTGGCTCGTTGCGGTCGAACGTCAGCCCGGGCGGCTCCTCGGGTCGCGGCACTGGCCACGGCGCGGGTCGCCACATCTTGGGCGGCGTGTACAGCGCGGCGGCGTTCACACCAGGCGCGCCCCGTCGCGGGGATTCCAGGCGATGACGGCCCCAGACGAGAACGGCTGCTGCACCTCGTCGTCGCCCACGGGCGTCTCGGGCGCGAGCGGCACGCCCAGGTACTGCTCGGCCTCGCGGTAGCTGCGCCACAGCTTGTAGATCGCGCCGTCTGGGTTCAGGTCGCCGCCGCCTGCGGCCGCCCAGATGATGTGATCGACCGAACTCACGTCTGCACGCCCTCAGAGGCCTCCACGAGCGCGCTGGCGTGGTCTTGCCCGTTCGCGACCACCGCCAGGTCGGGTGCGGTCGGAAACGACACAGGCATGCCCTGCTGGTTGTTGTCGCTGATGGTGATCGTGCCGTCCTTGGGTCGCACGCTGAGCGTGTACTCGGTCGGAAGCTGCTCGTCGTGCGCGTCGCACACCGCCCCGAGCGCCTCGTCCAGCGACCTGCGCGCCTGGTCGGTCATGCTCTGCGCCGCGTCGGCGGCGGCCTTGGCGGTCTGCTCGGTGGCCTGCATCGCGGTCATGGCGATCTGCACCCGTCGCATGGTGCGCTCGCTCACGTGCATCGTGAAGCTGCCTGGCTGTTGCTGCATGCTGCTGCGTCTCCTTAGTTCGGATAGTCCTGGGTTGAGAGGAAGTAGGCGAACAAGGTGCCCGACATCCTGTTGCCGCCGAACTCGTTCCACACGTCGATGGCCACCCACGAGCCAGCACCGAAGATGGTCTGGCCCATGATGCCCATGCTGCCGTACCAGCGGTTGCCACCCGTGCCGAGTGCGTCGTCCTGATACTGCCCTGCCACCGACCCGTTGAACAGCAGGCGGTACTGGATGGAGCCTGCGCCCACGGTGCCTTCGACACGCCCGATTGCGAAGATGACCCATTGCCCCGTGCGGTCGAGGGTGATCGTCGCCCCGCGCTGCCATTGGCCGTCGCCTGGTTGGTTGTTGAAGCCGACACCAAACGATGCGACTCCAACACCAGAGGGTGGACCAATCGAATTAGCAGGCCAGTAGCGCAGGAAGTTGTCGCCGCTCATACCGACCACGTACTGCGGCTTGCCGCCAGAGACGTTGGCCGTCATGTTGAGGTAGTTGGCGTAGATATAGCCCTCGGGCGAGCGCTGCACGAGTTGGCTGCCGTTGACACCCACCGAATAGGCGAAGTCGCCCGCGTCGTAGCAATAGAACCCCCCGTTGGCGCGCTGGTAGAAGCGGCCCTGCGCGATGGCGCTGCCACCGAAGTTGTTGGTCCAGCCCACGTCCCAGCCGCCCGAGACGATGCGGCCGTGGTACGAGGTGCCGTCGATGCTGACGTTGCCGACGAAGCGCCCGCTGGTCGTGTAGATGCCGTTGCCGTACGGGATGTAGAGCGCCCCGAGATCGCCGCGCCACTGGATGTTTACGACGTTCGATCCCTCGAAGTTGATCAGCCCGCCGTAGGCGCGGATGGCGCCGTTGACCTGAAGGTTGCTGGTGAAGATGCTGCCTGCGCCGTTGGCCGTCAGGTTGCCCGTCACCGTCTCGTTGCCGTTGACCTGCGAGTTGCCGTTGACGGTCAGCTTGGCCGCGAACAGCATGCCCGGGGTCACCGTCGGCGCGTTGGCGTACACCAGGCGCTCGCCAGGCGTGGTCGGGTCGTCACTCGTGTAGGCGCTGATCCTGGCGTTCGTGCGGTTGAAGCGAATCTCGCCCTGGTTGTTGATGCGGTTGACCTCGACACCACCCACCGCGAAGCCCAGGACGTCGGCCGATGGGCTGTAGAAGCCTGTGTCGGTGTCGGTGGTGAAGCTCTGCGACGGCGCGGCGGCGGTGCCTGCGGCAGTGCGCAGGGTGGGCGTAACGAGCATGGTGCCGCCGATGGTGAGCACGCCCGCCGACGAGGCGACCGAACCGCCGCCAGCCCAGTTGATGGTGCCGTCAGCGGTGATCGTCAGGCGCGGTGAGGCAGGCGCGTCGGCGTCGAGGCGAACTTGCAGCGCGGGATTGTTGGCGGCCGCTCGGTGGACCTCCTGCATCGCGCTGTAGCTGTTGCTGAGCGTCAGGTGCGCCGCGTTGTTGCCGATGATCTCGTTGTTGGCTTCGAGGACTTGGAAATCGACCACCTCGTTGCCCAGGATGTCGTCAAGGTTGAAGCGGGTGACGAGCGGCATCAGTGCCTCCTCATGGCAAGCTGGCGGGGGACATCGTCCGAAGCTGCTCCCAGGTGATGTTCGCGGTCTTGAGTTCCTGCCAGGTCACGCCCGAGTCCTTGACCTCCTGCCACAGCATGTAGCTGTACTCGTAAACGAGGATCGCGGACGCCCGCACGAGGTGCTCCAGCGAGGATTGCAGGTCGGCCAGGTTCGTCGGCACGCCGCGAATGTCGCTGAAGCGGATGATCAGGCGACGGCCCATGAAGTCCTCGACGGGCTGCACCTGGCCCAGGTTGTAGGCGTTGGCCACCAGGCGGATGACGAACGGGGTGCCCTGGCGGTACGAGCGCATCTTGGCGATGATGCGGTCGGCGCGCTCGACGTCGGTCAGCGTGCCCGTGTAGGTCAGCCCGAGTTCGAGTTCCCAGTAGTCGAGGCCCCAGGTGCTGGTGCGCACGAACATCTGGGCGATGACCTCGTGGGTCAGTCCCAGGAACAGGTCAAGCTCGTCGCCATAGGTATCCATCAACCGACTCAGGACGGGCGAGCGGCGGATGAACCACGGCTGCATGCTCTGCATGTCCTTGCCGACGTCGGTCGTGATCGGCCATTCGGACATGCCCGTCTGCTTGACGGCGTTCGGGTCGGTCGTAAAGCTCATATCTGGGTCAGCGAATACAGGCCTGGCACGCCCACCTCGCGCTTGGCGACGGTGATGTTGCTGGTCGCCCCGTTGACGCGCAGCGTGGCGGGGTCATAGTAGTCCACGCCTGCGTTGTCCTGAATCGCCGCCCCGACCTCGCCGTAGATGACGTCGTTGGCGACGCTGCCCGGGCTGGTCGCGTTGGCCAGCGCCACCTGGCGCAAGTAGCTGTCAATCGAGATGGACACCGATTGCTGCACCCCGCCGCTGCCCGCCCAGGTGTAGCCAGGCTCGACGTGGATCGAGGCGGTCACGTCAATCGGCCGCCCGACCGCAGGCTTGACGCGCACCTCATCGAGGATCGGCGCCAGGCCCTCACGGTCGTAGCTGCTGAAGAACGAGTGGAACAGGATGCTGTCGATGAACAGTTGGGTGGTCGGGTCGGTGCGATTGCGGACCAGGCTCAGGCGCAGCGTGTCGGTGCCATTCCAGTAGTACGACACCGTGTAGTAGGCCCATTCGAGCGACATCTGGTTGGCCCTGTAGGTGGCCACGGCGGTGCCGTTGGCTTGCTCGACGCTCGCCTGGGCGATCACGCCCGTGGTCACGTTGAAGACCTGCAAGCTCATCAGGGTGGTCGCGCCTGCCACGGCGCTGACCTGCGCTCGGACGCGAGCCTGCCAGTTGCCCGCCTGGATCATCAGCGCGTTCAGGCCACCGCCCGTGATGCGTAGCTCGCCGTCCGCCGACGCCTGGTAGTTCATCTGGGTGACGGTGCCCAGCGCGCCTGGCCGATTCGCCACGAGCGTGGTGACGCCTGCGCTGACCTGCACGGACAGGTCGGTGTCGTTGGCCAGCACCTCGCGGCCAGGTGCGATGTAGGCCTGCACCTGATCGCACAGCGCGATGGAGGCGGGCAGCATCAGCAGGTCCACGATGTACAGGTCCACCGTGCCTGGCGGGCCAGCATCTGGCTCACCTGGCCGCAGCGTGATCGCGCCGCCGACGCCCGGGATGTCGCGTGCCCACTTGCGGTACTGCGCGGGGTTCGAGCCGTTGGGTGGGTCGCGGACGAACTCGACAATGCGAGCGCGGTAGGTGTCGTCATCCTCGACGTTCACGCCGCCCGTGAACGGGTCGGGGTTGGTCACTCGCGTCCGCGTGATCGGCACTTCGAGTAGCTGGATGGCGCCCGCTGGCACGTTACTGGTGGTGCCCACCGCGATGGCCGTGGCGGACACGTCGATCTGACCCTCGGCGGGGATGACCGCCGCGTGATCCACGGTGAAGCGGCGCTGGTTCGGCCCCAGCGTGGTGACCACGGTGTTGGCCGCGATGAGCGTGGCCGCAGGCCCCAGGAAGCGCACGATGCCCGTCGCCTCGACGCCGCCCAGGCGATAGATGCCGCGCTCGTCGCCCACCGCGTCGAGGTCGCTGCCCACCGCGACCTGGCCAGGCGGCCCGACCAGGCGGTTGCGGTACAGCATCGCCTCAAGCTGGCGGTACACCTCGGCAAGCTCGATGCTCACGGGCGCGAGCGCCATGTTCATCGGGCTGTTGGGCGACGTGTCGATGCCCGTCATGGCCTCGTTGGACTTCATGCGCGCCAGGACCACGTCGGCGTTCTGGTTGAGTTCGAGGTCGGGCGGGAAGGTCATCGGGTCACCTCTAGTACGTGATCTGGAGGCGCACGCCGCGCAGCCCCAGGTCGGCGGTCGGAATCGGCATGAAGCTCACGATCACCTGATCGCCGTGCCACTCGAAGCTGAACTGCTGCACGTCCACCGTGCGGCCCTGCGTACAGCGCGTCCAGGCGTACGTGACGCCGCGCTTGATGTCGGCCTCGATCATGGCTCGCGTCTCGCGCAGCAGCGCCCGCTCGATGTCCCAGCCGAACCACAGCGGAAACACGGGATGGGCGCCGCGCTGGGTCAGAGACGCGACGATCCCATCCTGTGCCCAGCGTTGCGCCAGGCCCGCGATGGCGATCTGGCCCAGGTGGTTGATGCTCCAGTCGGGGCCTTCGGAGGTGTTCCAGTCGATCTTGACCGTGGGCAGCATGGCTCGCGGCGAGATCGAGGAGCGCGCACTGGTCGTTGGTGCGGGCGGGCTGGGTATGGTCGGGAACAGCGGCGCGGCGGTCATGCTCATGGGTGCATCTCCATAGTCATCGGCCAGGCGTCACCAGTTCACTCGGGTTCGGGTCGAGCACGAAGTGATCGTCTTCGGTGAGCCAGATTACCTCGTGTAGACCAGGCGACGGGGGGAAGACGAACTGTGCGCCGTGGTACTCCCACAGCACGTGCTGGAGGCCCAGGTACACACCGATGGTGCCGCTCGTCGTCGCGTTGCCCTGCGGCGAGCCTGCCAGGCTGCGGCGAGCGGTGGTCTTGCCCGCTGCGGTCGAGACGCCGACGATGACCGTCGTGCCCAGGATGGTGCGCTTGCGGCCGATGATGACCACGACCAGCGTCTGACCTGGCGCGGTGACAGGCCC